TACTCGCACAGCATCCAGCAGACTTCAACCTCATTCTCGTCGGCACTCTGACCGACAGCGGAACCATCTTCTCACCGCCGGACGGTCCGGCAACCGTTGCCACCGGCTCGGCGTGGCTCTCTGCAAAGGAAGGAAGCAATGCGTAATCTCAACCGAGGGCTCCCGATGGTGGACCCATCGCGGTTCGCGATGGTGCCACGCAACGATGTACCGCGCTCGACCTTCAAGGTCGAACACACGCGGAAAAGCACGTTCGACTTGTCGTTCCTCGTCCCGGTCTACCTCGATGAGGTATTGCCGGGCGACATCCACAAGGGCAACGTGTCCATCTTTGCCCGTATGTCGAACCTGCTGTTCCCGCTGATGGATAACCTTGAAGTGGAGTCCTTCTTTTTCTTCGTGCCGAATCGGCTCGTGTGGGAGAATTGGACGAAATTCATGGGGGAGCAGGCCGACCCCAGTTCGTCCATCGACTACGTGATTCCAAAAATCGATAGCCCCTCGGGGGGCTTCATCGTGGGGGGGATTGCGGACCATCTCGGGCTTCCGACCGTGGGACAGGTCGCGCCTGGGCAAGTGGTCACCGTGTCGGCGTTGCCGTTCCGGTGCTACTCAAGGGTGTTCAACGAGTGGTTCCGCGACCAAAATCTCATGCCGTCTATCCCGTCGCCGACGGGCGACGGTCCAGACACGATCAGTCAATACAACCTCGAACGTCGGGCGAAGAAGCACGACTATTTCACCTCGGCTCTGCCGTGGCCTCTGAAGGGGGGGGTGGAAGTTTCCCTCCCCATCGGGGGGGAAGCTGTCGTGAAGACGCGGGCCACGGCGTACGGGAGCGGTCTCAACGCAAATGCGCTCCGGTGGCTGACCACCGGGTTCGGTACACCGACCTCTGGGCAGGGTATCGCTATGGGGGGGTCGGGGCAGAGCGGGACCAGTAGTGCGCTCTCTGGTTCCCCGTCGACGGCGAACCTCCTGCCCGGCAACCTCTACGCTGACCTCTCGACGGCAACCGGAGCGACGATCAATGCGCAACGCCTCGCCGTGGCTACACAGCAGTTTCTGGAGAAGGACGCTCGTGGTGGTACCCGTTACACCGAGCTACTCAAGAACCACTTCGGCGTGACGCCGGAGGATGCACGGCTTCAGCGGCCCGAATACATCGGTGGAGGACGGTCTCCGGTTCACACCCAAGCCATGCCCCAGACCTCGCAGGGGACTTCTACGGACCCTCTTGGGCGACTGGCCGGGCAGGGCACTATCAACGCCCAGCACCGGTTCCAGTATCACGCCACGGAGCACGGCTACATCATCGGACTGGTGAACGTTCGGGCAGACGTCACCTACCAGCAGGGGCTGCGGCGGATGTGGACCCGCAACACGCGGTTCGACTTCTATTGGCCCACCTTCGCGAACCTCGGTGAGCAAATCATCCGGAACGACGAGCTCTATTGCACGGGTTCGAGCCCGGCGGACGAGTCGGCCTTCGGCTATCAGGAACGGTGGGCGGAGTATCGCTACCAGCCGTCGGAAATCACGGGCCTATTCAAGTCCACCTCGGCGGGGAACATCGACGAGTGGCACGTGGCTCAGCAGTTCACGGGACTTCCGACCCTGAACGCCACGTTCATTCGGGACGCCAGCCGGGAAACCGCAGACCGCATCTTTGCCGCCGGGTCGGCGGCGCGGTCCATGCAGATTCTGTTTGACTCGGTGTTCACGGTGTCCAAGACTCGGGCCATCCCGATGTATTCTGTTCCCGGCCTGACCCGCTTCTAAACCTCAACAGAGGCCCCCCCCTAATGGGGGGGTGTGACAATGGGACTCCTCGACGCGGTACCCTTCGTTGGACCGGCTCTAGATGCGGCCTCGGGCATCATCAGCGCCAACCAGGCGCGGAACGCCTTCAAGAGCCGCTATCAGGACACGGTCAAAGACATGCGGAAAGCTGGACTCAATCCTGCCCTGGCATATGGGCAAGGGGGGGGAAATCCTCAAACCTCCGATCTCCCAAACGTCGGAGAATCGCTTGTAAGGGCCACGCAGGGCTCGGCCTCGGCTAGACAGGCCCGAGCCAACGCGGAGCTTACAGAGGCCCAAACAGACGTTTACAGGGCCCAAGCAGAAGCCCTAAGGGCTCGTCCCTTCCTTGAAAACGCCCAAATCTCCGCTCAGACCGCCGAATCGGGGGCTAGGCGGGTGCTTTTGGGCGAGGATACCAACCTCCGACGGCTTCAGGGCGTCGGGCAACAGGCCGAAAACACGGCCGCAGGGATCCGGAACCAAATCCTCACTATTGATCGGCAGATCAGGGAGCTAGACCGTGACTATGCGTCGGCCTCGTTCGAGGACCGGGTTACAGCCGTCCGAAACGCCGCCGCTCAATCCGGCCTTAGTCTTACCGAAACGGAAACGCGCATTGCGCTTAACCGTGCGGGATTGGTGCCGAAAGCATCTATTGCGGAAGGCGTGACCGGAGCAAAACAGCTAGTTGAAGCTGGCGCGGAAATCTCCGCAACCACCCTCGAACGCCTGAAGGAAGGCGTTGCGAATTGGTGGAACAAACAGAAGCGGAACCAGATCAGGTTCCGCGGGAAAGCTAACCGTGCCCTCGGCACAGACTGGTAACCCATGACAAAGCGTATCGTGTACCGCACCGCGAATGACGGCATCGAAGCCGACGAAAAAGTCGGCCTCGCGTGTGCGACCAAGTGCCTGGACGAAAGTCTCACGCAACAGCAATTCGTAGAAGACTGTGATATCAACGTCCTGGCACGACGCTTCGGCCTCACCAACAAGCCCATGCCGATGGGCGAATTCAATCCGGGTGCCTATGGCGACTTCTCGGACGTGCCGGACCTCCGGACGGCCCTTGAGCTGGTCAACGACGCGAAACATAAGTTCATGGACCTACCCGCGAAGCTCCGCGAGCGATTCAACAACCAGCCGTGGCAGATGTGGGAGTTCGTGAACGACCCTGAAAACGCCGATGAGGCGGTCCGCCTCGGGTTGCTCCAAAGGTTCCAACCTGAAACACCGGAGGCCGTTGCGCCTCCGGAAACGGGCACATAGATTCCTAGATATATATGTGCCCACTGACACCCTATAAAACGGGTGTCTAAACCTAACAAAAACAAGGAGTTAGTATGCACCGCAGAGCGGTAAACAAGCGCAAGGGCGCTCGGGCCTTCAACAAGGGCGCAAAGCTCACCCATCGGAAGAATATCCAGATCATGCGCGGCGGGTGGCGCCTCTAGTGGCATGCTATCACCCTATACCGGCCTACCATCACGGACCCTGTGGTACCGTGGACCTGTGGCCCCCCCTCGGGCAAGAAAACATGCAGTTGCCTTGCGGGGGGTGCCTCGGGTGCCTGACCGATAGAGCGACCGATTGGTCGCGCCGGTCGGTGCACGAGGCACGGCAATGGAAACACAATTCGTTCCTAACTCTCACTTATCAGGACAAGGACCTTCCCGATGACGGCACGCTCGTACCGCAACATCTTCGGGACTTCTTTAAGCGCCTTCGACGCGCTCGTGATCGGGGCTGGAGTGCTATTCTCTCTGATGCTCGTGCAAGCATGCGCTATCTCGCTTCCGGCGAGTACGGCGAACACAAACATCGGCCCCACTATCATGTCCTGCTCTTCAATGGCGGATTCGCAGATCAATTCGAGGTCGGCAAGGACCTTTACGAATCGCCTGCCCTGGCTAAACTCTGGACCTACGGACAGCACAAAATCGGCACCGTAACGGGTGCCTCGGCGGCCTATGTGGCGCAGTACACAATCAAAAAGCACGGCCAAATCTACGCCTCACCAGATGGGGTCGCCCTAGAAAAACCATTCATCCGAATGTCACGTCACCCTGCAATTGGGACAAAATGGATACTTAAAAACAAAACGGACCTCTCGCAGGGGTACCTAATCACGGATGGAAAAAAAGGGCGTATCCCTCGGGCGTACAAAAAAAAGCTCGTGCAAATCGACCCGTTGCTCGCCGAACAAGTCGTCTATAAATCGCAACAGCACCCTCGGCCTCGCCGTAACTTGGAAGCCGCCGAACAAATACATCAACGACGCGCGGAACTCTCCGCCCGTCGCAACACCGTCTGATTGTCGCTGTCGATCGAATGATCGACAGTCAATCAGACGGAACCTTCCGAAAGGACACACAAATGCTGAAGTCGCTCTACATGGTCTATGACCTCGTGGCGAAAACCGTTCTCGGTGGCATCATTCAGGAAAGCGCGGACCCACCCGCGATTCGGACTTTTCACGATGCCCTGGCTAATGAGCAATCGCTACTCGCACAGCATCCAGCAGACTTCAACCTCATTCTCGTCGGCACTCTGACCGACAGCGGAACCATCTTCTCACCGCCGGACGGTCCGGCAACCGTTGCCACCGGCTCGGCGTGGCTCTCCTCGAAGGAAAACAGCAATGCGTAATCTCAACCGCGCTCTCCCGATGGTGGACCCGTCGCGCTTCGCGATGGTGCCTCGCAACGATGTACCGCGCTCGACCTTCAAGGTCGAACACACGCGCAAAAGCACGTTCGACACGTCGTTCCTCGTCCCGGTGTATCTGGACGAGGTATTGCCGGGAGACATCCACAAGGGCAACGTGTCGATCTTCGCTCGTATGTCGAACCTGCTGTTTCCGCTGATGGATAACCTCGAAGTGGAATCATTCTTCTTCTTCGTGCCAAACCGCATCATTTGGGAAAACTGGACAAAGTTTATGGGGGAGCAAACCGACCCCTCGTCGTCCATCGACTATGTGATTCCCAAAGTCGCGTCCCCCTCGGGGGGCTTCATCGTGGGGGGGATTGCGGACCATCTCGGACTGCCGACTGTGGGACAGGTCGCACCAGGACAGGTCATCGACGTGTCGGCCCTGCCATTCAGGGCCTATGCAAAAATCTTCAATGAGTGGTTCCGCGACCAAAATCTCATGAACTCCATTCCGTGCCCGATCACAGACGGGCCGGACTCTATCGCGCTGTACAACCTCGAACGGCGCGCCAAAAAGCACGACTATTTCACCTCGGCGCTACCGTGGCCGCTCAAGGGGGGCGTCGAAGTGTCCCTCCCGATTGGGGGGGAAGCAGTCGTCAAGACTCGCGCCACGGCCTACTCCGGCCTCAACGCCAACGGGATTCGTTGGCTGACAACGGGTATGGGTACCCCGACAACGGGCATGCTCCTGGCTACGGGTAGCTCGGGGAATTTCGGCACGTCAGGGTCCGGAGTCATGACCGGACCCGCGCTCTTGCCGGGAAACCTCTACGCCGATCTGTCCTCAGCGACCGGAGCAACCATCAATGCGCAACGCCTCGCTGTGGCTACACAGCAGTTTCTGGAGAAGGACGCTCGTGGTGGTACCCGTTACACCGAGCTACTCAAAAACCACTTCGGCGTTACCCCAGAGGACGCACGGCTCCAGCGTCCCGAATACATCGGTGGAGGACGGTCCCCGGTACACACCCAAGCCATGCCCCAGACCTCGGCGGGGACTTCTTCGGACCCTCTTGGGAGACTGGCCGGACAGGGAACCATCAACGCACAGCACCGGTTCCAGTATCACGCCACCGAACACGGCTACATTCTCGGCCTCGTCAACGTCCGAGCGGACGTGACGTATCAGCAGGGGTTGCGGCGGATGTGGACCCGCAACACCCGGTTCGACTTCTACTGGCCTACGTTCGCGAACCTGGGTGAGCAAATCATCCGAAACGACGAGATTTATTGCACGGGGACTTCTCCGGCAGATGAGTCGGCTTTCGGCTATCAGGAACGGTGGGCGGAATACCGGTATCAGCCCTCCGAAATCACCGGACTGTTTAAGTCCACGTCGACGGGCAACATCGACGAGTGGCATGTCGCGCAACAGTTCTCGTCGTTGCCGACGCTCAACGCCACGTTCATTCGCGATGCGACCCGCGAAACCGCAGACCGTATCTTCGCCGCTGGTGCGGCGGCTCGGACCATGCAGATTCTCTTCGACTCGGTGTTTACCGTGTCAAAGACTCGGGCTATCCCGATGTATTCGGTTCCCGGTCTGACCCGCTTCTAACCCTCAACAGAGGCCCCCCCCTAATGGGGGGGTGTGACAATGGGACTACTCGATGTAGTACCGTTCGTCGGACCCGCCCTGGATGCGGCTTCAGGCATCATTAGCGCCAATCAGGCGCGGAATGCCTTTAAGAGCCGGTACCAGGACACGGTCAAAGACATGCGGAAAGCAGGACTCAACCCTGCCCTGGCTTACGGGCAAGGGGGGGGAAACCCTCAAACCTCCGACCTCCCAAACGTCGGAGAATCGCTTGTAAAGGCCACGCAAGGCGCGGCCTCAGCGAGACAGGCCCGAGCCAATGCGGAGCTTACAGAGGCCCAGACAGACGTCTACAGGGCCCAAGCAGATGCCCTACGGGCTCGGCCCTTCCTAGAAAACGCCCAAATCTCCGCCCAAACCGCCGAATCGGGGGCTCGGCGGGTACTGCTGGGCGAGGATACCAACCTCCGACGGCTTCAAGGCGTCGGGCAACAGGCCGAAAACACGGCCGCCGGGATCCGGAACCAAATTCTCACCATCGACCGCCAGATCAGGGAGCTAGACCGTGACTATGCGTCGGCCTCGTTCGAGGACCGGGTTACAGCCGTCCGAAACGCCGCCGCGCAATCCGGTCTTAGTCTTACCGAAACAGAAACGCGCATTGCGCTTAACCGTGCGGGATTGGTGCCGAAAGCATCTATTGCGGAAGGCGTGACCGGAGCCAAACAACTCGTGGAAACAGGCGCGGAAATCTCCGCAACCACCCTCGAACGCCTGAAGGAAGGCGTTGCGAATTGGTGGAACAAACAGAAGCGGAATCAGATCAGATTCCGCGGCAAAGCTAACCGTGCCCTCGGCACAGACTGGTAAAAAATGACAAAGCGCATCGTATACCGGACCGCCAATGACGGAGTCGAGGCCGACGAAAAAGTCGGCCTGGGGGCGGCCACGGAGTGCAAAGACGAAAGCTTG